ACCTCCATAATGTCGTGCGCCTTTTTCGGCTTCTTATCTAAATCCACCATTGCTAGAAAATACTTCTGTTTATAACACTTCATATCCGACCCCATAAATATCTCCTCAAAGGGGGCGATGTTTTGGATAACATTTTCAGCGGTTATATCATATCCGGTCTCTTCCAGACATTCTCTCAGTGCACACGGCAAGTCCTTCTCATTATAATTGCGCCGCCCCTTTGGAAACCCCCACTCTGTTTCGTTCCATCGTGTTGTAGAATCATCAATGAATTGTTGGAGGGTTTTTACACGCCCATCTTTCGTTCGTATCCCACCAAGCACTTGACGGTATTTTTCATAAGAAACATGTTCTTCGTTTTTATACTGACTCCCACGCGTATATTCTCCCCATAATAACCGCCATAACTGTTCAAAGGTAAGGCGCAATAATGTCGCCTTTTCAGCTACGGTCATCTCATCAATGATGCGCTGGATATACGCTTCGTCATTTAACGAATATTTCCCGCGGATGAAATCAACATATCCGAATGAATCTCGCCTACGGATCATAAGAAACTCTGGACCCGTATCTCCGCATCGAAATGCAATTACGCCAATACTGGTTATCGGGGCGCGGCACGTATTATATACGTGGTTTGTACGATTACAGTTGTTACAGAAGTATTTATTCGCATCTCCGCCACCGCCACCGCCACCGCCGCCCCCCAGACTATCCTCATCAGCCGGTTTATTTTGTCGTAATTGAATAATTTCCAAGTAGGATAACTCGGATTTAGGATTATTTATTTTTTTTGTCGCGCTTTGCATTGACGCAGACTCAGAAGAGGATTTATGTATACAATGTTCCATTTGGCTTATCGTATTTCTCTTATTGTTTTTATGTTGTTTCATAATAAGCACACCACACAAGAAGCCATATGCTTAAACTGGACGCGAAAATATGGGGTCCTCATTATTGGTTCGTATTAATGACTGCCGCGGTTAACTATCCGGATCACGTAAACGACATTGTGCGTAAAAACTACTATGAGTTTATCCGAAATTTCTCAATGATTATTCCTGATCCAGAAATGTCAGCTGAGTTTGATAGAATGATCGGTAAGTATCCAGTTCAACCTTATTTAGACAGCCGCGAATCCTTTATACGATGGGTTCACTTCATCCATAATCGATATAATGTTATTTTGATGAAGGATGAGATGCCTTTACACGACGCGCTCGAGAGATATTACCTACATTACCGGCCAAAACCAATACAACTACTAGAAGAACTGAAATATCGAGAGAAATTAGTCTATCTGTTGGTAGTAGTCGGATTAGGGTATGCAGCCTATTACTATCATAACCGGTAATGGAAATGGCGCGAATGGTGAATGCATTATAATGTTTACTAATATAAATGAGGAAAATATCGGTAAAAAGGCACTGTAAAAGCAAACATTTTAGAAGGAAATCTAAATTATGCAGACGCAGAAACACGCGTAAAATATATACCAGAAAATCAAATATTATTGAAGGTGGAGGGGGGGCTATGTCAGTAGCGCGTAAGAAACGATGGAACCCGAATAAGTTTTTTCCAACAAAATACTGGGAAGTAGATAGATGTTCGGGCGTAGCGTTTCATGATGGTTGGAAGTCAGAGATTTACCATCGGTTGAATCTATTTTTTGACCGTCCAGAAAAAGCCAGAGAAGACGCTTGCAGCCATCAACAACCTATAAATGTAGAAAACATAAATCAAGAAAACAAAAAGAAATATTTACGTTTTTATGCAAATAAACTGGATTGGTTGGTCAATCAATTGTGTATTTACGAAGGTGGAGGATGTCGATTTGTTCACCCCCCTCAGGTCGATTTTCCGGATCCGGGAATGAATATGTTTTTTTTATGGTTAACAAATAATACCGCAGATATTCCAAACCCGCATTTCAAAAATAAAACTGCACCAAACCCAGACGATTATGATGAAGAGACCGGCGCTTCTGACGAAGAGACACGCCGGCTATTGGCTGTGTGTGATGTCTAGTAGTAGTCGGATGGACGGAGGTAGGCGCGGATTCACTCCCCACCTTGGCGAAATAATCGATACTAAATATAACGCTACGCAAAGATTATACAATGATAAAGACAGAGTATATCGTGTTTATTATTACAGCACTTCTAATCGCAAATACCTATTATGATGGTCAAATGTTCAAAATGTTTCAAAGTAATCAAAAATGGATTAAAATGGCAACATTTGGGTTTATCGGTCTATCACTTTTTATGTTCTTACGCCGTAATCCGGAAAACTCTAGGCAATTGTTTTATCACGCCAACGATATTATCAAGTATATGCCGATAAGTAAGGGAACCGCGGATATGATAACGCCGTTTTTTGATATGACGGGGCGATTTGCCGGGGGAGGTCCGCCCCAGAACGACGGTGGTGGTAGTGGAGGTGGCGGTGGAGGTGCGCCGGGCGGCCACGCGACGGGCGGCGGCAGCGCACCGGGGGTAAGAACTGCAACATCCCAGGGCGGCGGTGCAGCCGAACGGCGTCTTCTCAACTCCGGCAAAGGCTCTAGCAAACGCAGTGTTAGTGAAACCAAAAAGAAATATGTTGCTGCACAACAAGGGTGGAAATGCGGAGATTGTCAACGTCAACTCCCCGCGTGGTTTGAAGTCGACCACGTTATAGCTTTAGAACACGGAGGATCCAACCACGTGGATAATTTAGTCGCATTATGTCGCGATTGCCACGGAAAAAAGACGGCAATGTCGTTCTTATAACACACGCGCAGCAAACTATACCTACTACGTCGGTTGATGAAGCATTATTATATCTTATAATTATAACTGGTGTTGTTGTTATTATATTCAATATGGAAAACACCCCCTCCATAGGAGAATCATTTCATATAAATAAACTACTAGATTATTTACCAATTATTATAATTAGTGTTATAGTTCTTGTTGGGGTTTTTACATGGGATGTTATCCGAAAACAGCTAGGCAGTTTTATGATGTTGATACTAGTCGTCATATATGGATTATGGATAATGAGCGCAAATGTAAAAACATACAAGGAATGGTTTAAGGGGGATGCAAATAATTCTATATTACCTCCTTCTCCTTCTACTCCTCCGAATGGATGGATGCCTATCGTTGGTATAATCGCGTCTTCGGTTGTCGCCATAGCAGGAATTGGACTTGGGTTCGGGAGTATCGGTATCAATGCGAACCCGCCCAACATACCATTTTCTGATAATATTGGTACATTACAAGGGTTCGGTGGTATATTTTCTATAACCGGAACTATATTACTTATTTACTCGTTATGGAAAATATTCCGTGATACGGATGCCCCCGAAACTGACGCAGATAAATCGTCTCCGAAAAAGTTGGGATTCGGTGGGTTTATTGCTTTGGTTATCGGGATTTATATGTTTGCTCGTGCGAAAATACTTGAAAATGATAAAAAAGATATAGATGTTGAGAAAATAAAGGAAGACGAGTACAAAAAAGACCCTGCAAATAATGGCGCGAATACCATGTTGTTTTTTGGTTTAATAATACAGGTTATTGCATATGCTTGCCTTGGCGGACTGTTCTATATGTATGGGGGGTTTGATAAAGATAGGTTTGACATTTTTCAATGGGTTGATGATGCTATTATGAACCCCCCCGCCAATAGAACCTCCTCTTCTTTGTTGGTATTTCCATTAAGAGTCTTGGGTTTTGCCTTTTTATTTCTTTGCGGTATTTTATTTATTGCGCAGAGTCAGAAATGGCCGGGTTTTGGAACACTCAGCGGCTTTGAGAAGAGCGAAGATTTCATTACGACTGTATTTGCAGCGCACGGCGGTATCTATATGATTATTGCTTCTATATTCTTAGTACTCATACTTGGAGGATTAAAAAAATCCATAACACATCATTGGTCTGGGTGGATATTAGTGGTACTGTTTATCGGATGTTATATTTGGAACATCGTAGATATGGCGAAACAAAGAGAACTAACGGACGAACAGAAAGGTATAATACGTGCAGAACTGAATATCGCAAAGAAGAAGGAAAATCCGGATTATGATGTAAATAGCCCGGAGGCAGCGACGGATTTCAACAATAAGATAAGTGAAATACAAAACCAAGACCCGTCGAATATCGTAAATGGCGTTTTTATGGCGCTTTCAGTGGTTATTATCGTTATGATTACGATTTTCCGAACTGCACGTTTAAGGATGGGAATATGTGGCGAGATGCCAATAAACGACAGTTTTTGGGCAAATATAAAACCATTTATATCACCTATAAATAACCCCCCTGGAGACATATGCACCGGATTAAATGGAACAACTACTAATCTTATTGACGATTCTCCTAGGGCCGTTGATAAAATAACAAAAGGAAATATTGATAATATAACCGGAGCGGAATGGGACGACCTTTTGAACAAATATAACGAAAATACTGCTACGTGGCAACCACCTTCGGTTGTTCGCGCCGC